GACAATGGTTTGACACGAATACTACAAAACCAACCAAAGCAGAAGTAGATGCGGAGATTGCTAAACTAGATGCAGAAAAACCATTAAAGGATTGTAAAGCCGAAGCTAAGCGTCGTATCGCTGAGTCGGATTGGTCAGTATTGCCTGATGTCGGTATCAGTAATGTAGCACAGTTTGAAACCTATCGTGCAGCACTGCGTGAGTTAATTAAGAATCCAGTAGCAAATCCTTCGTTTCCTACTGAGCCAGAACCAGTGTGGTTATAAATTATAAAGTACCTGTAGTCGTTCGTCCAGACTACATAATGTACTTAGAGTTATACGAGAACATGTTGTGGTTTCATACAGATGTGTTTAAATGGACGAAGCAGATTAAACAAGAATATATAAAAGATTTAGATACACTACAAACTTTAGTTCAGACACCTCTAGTAGCTCTAGTCGAAGAAGATAACGAGAAGCTAGCAAAGTTTGGAAAAACTATAGGATGGAATAAAATTGACATTTTAATTACAAATGAAAAACGGTATGATGTATATGCCAGGAGAATATAAATGGGCAAAGCGTTAGGAACAGTTGGAGGAATTGTAGGAGGCATCGGTGGCTTTATGGCTGGTGGTCCTGCAGGAGCAATGACTGGTTATCAGTTAGGTAGCGGAGTAGGGTCTGCTTTAGGTGGAGGAGGAAGCATTGCTGGTAGTATTTCAGGTGCTAGCAACGCTCAAAATCTCGCTAATCAAGCAGTTGCTCAGCAACGACTTGCTGCACAAGCAGGAGCGTTTAGACCAGTAGGGATGACTACTGCGTTTGGTACATCACAGTTTAAACGAGAGATAGATCCTGCGACAGGACTACCATATATATCGTCTGCTGGGTATACTGCGTCTCCTGAATTAGCTGGCTTACAGAGTTCTTTGATGAGTGGTTTTGCCCCTACTCTATCTGCTGCTCAGAGTCAAGCACAAGCTTATACTCCTTTAGGTGGTGCAGCTAATCAATTATTTAATCTTGGACAACAATACTTAGCAACATCTCCAGAAGCAGCTGCTCAGGATTATATCTCTAAACAACAAGCATTGCTGGGTAGTTCACGAGAGAATCAATTAGCAGGAATCCGTAATCGTTTATTCCAAACTGGACGTGGTGGTTTAGGAGTTCAGACTGGTACAGGAGGTGCTCCAGCTTCTCCTGAGATGCAAGCTTATTACAATGCATTAGCTCAGCAAGATCTACAACTAGCTGCTCAGGCAGATCAGGCTGCAATGGCTCGTCAACAGTTCGGTGCTGGTTTATTTGGAACAGGCGGTTCACTACTTGGTGAGATGTCTCGTGGTCAAACACTAGCCTATAGCCCACTACAGACACAGCTTGGTTTGTCTGGTCAAGTAGAACAGATGTCTCAGCAGCCTTACAACTTAGGAGTAGCTTTAGGATCGGGTCAAGTTCCTGGACAACAGATCTCTGCTGCTGGTCTAAATCAAGCAGGTGCAATGCAGTATGCAGGTGGTCAGAACGCTGCTAATATTCAATCTGGATTCCTAAGTAATCTACTAGGCTCAGCAGTCGGCTCTGCTCAGACTCCTTCTCAACCATCGTTAATTAGTGGTGGTGGCTTTGGAGGAGGGTTATTCGGAGGAAGCCAAGGAGGATTTAACTTCGGAGCATTAGGACGTGCCTTCGGTGTGCCAGGCAGAACGTCAACTGGTCTTTTATCGTTTGACTGATAGGAAATAAAATGGGACAGAACGTAAACTATTTATTAGGAAACCAAGCGACTATGCTCGGAGCAGATCCTGAGCTATATCGTCAACAATTAATTCAACGTGAACAGACTAGAATAAATGCTCTTCCTCCTCAGCAAGCATATGCTGCTCAGATGGGGAGTATTTTAGGAAGAGGCTTAGGAAATATCGGACAAAACAGAGGCTTCTTCGAAGTCACTGATCCAGTGTTACAGAAGCTTACTGCTATTCAAAATGTGTATGACCAAGCCACGAAAGCAGCTGATCCCAATGATCCTCTGTCTTTCTACAAAGAACTACAGACTCGGTTTACAGACGCTGGTTTTGGTCAGCAAGCAATGATGGCTAACCAAGAACTGCGTAAGTTTGAAGCAGAAGATCTTAAGACTAAAGCTCTGGAGACTGAAGTATATACTAAGAATCCTGCTCTGCTTGATGAGCGTATTGCTAAGGCTAGAGATGCTGGTAATAATCCATTGGCTAATCGTCTTGCTGAGCAGCGTGGTCAGATTCAAATTGATATTGATAAGAAACGTCAGCTTGCTGATTTGGACTTACTTGTTAAACAATCGAACATCAAAGTCAATGAAGCTCAGATTGAAAAAATTAAAGCTGATGTCGAAGCAGGTAAAGTTCAAATTGTCTCAAGTCCTGCTGATTTAGTTTCTGGAACACCTGCTCAAATTCGAGTATTTAGGAACGGTAAATTAGAAGATACAATTTCGGCTAGCCCTGCTCTGACTAATACTACTACAGCAAAACCTGGAATGCCTGCTCCTGCATATACTTGGTCGCCTGGTAAAGGCTTCACACCAGTAAATAAATAATATGCCAATCGTAAATATACCTGCCTTGGGAAATGTACAGTTTCCCGATGATATGCCTTTGGATGAAATTGATCGAGTCATCCGTCAAGAACTACAACTAAAAGATAAATATGGTATAGGAGAAACTATAGCTCGTGGTTTAGAGCGAGGTGTGACTTCATCGATCCGTGGTGTTGGTCAGATAATCGGAGGAGGATCTGCTACAGTTCCTGTTGAAGAGCAAGACGCTATCTCTCAAATGCAAGGAACTCCTCTAGGAGAAAACATTTCTAGTCTAGCAACTCCAGGACAAATCCAAAAGACAGATCTACAGCGTGAGGCTGAATTCAGAACAATGGCTGAACAGAATCCTGTCGCAGCTTATGGCTCGTTAATAGCTGGTAACATTGCAGATCCTGTTAACTTATTGCCTATTGGTCAAGTTAAAACAGCTGCACAAGGACTTAAAGCATTAGGTGCGGTAGGAGCTATCTCTGGTGCTATTGAACCTGTCTACGGAGACGATAGTCGTTTAGTCAATACTGTATTTGGAGCAGCTGTGGGAGGTGGTTTAGGAGCTGGTTTTGGAGCTCTAGTTAATCGCTTTGGTAGACCTGCTATCGAAGAAGCTTCTGAGAACTTGCGTAAAGAAGGGCTACCTTATCTCTTAGGAGGCACTGGTAAGCGAGTAACAGACAGTACTCCTGCTACTTTAGCTGCTGAGGATTCGTTGCGAGTAGCTGCAGCAGAAGATGGTCAGCCTATTCCTCCGTCTACTCTTAATACACAAGATAGCGTACCACTCATGCAACTGATTGAGGATGCAGAGAAGAGAACAGCTATTGAGACAGACATTAATAATGGTAACTATACTTCGTTCTTTACTGAAGTAGCTGAGCGTAATCTTCCTATCCCATCTTTCAGAATTGATCAAGTACTAAACCCAAACAATCCCTACTATCAGCAGAACGTAGATGCTTTCCTAAAAGCACAGAAGAATAGATTTGAGAAGTCTGAAGCATCCTTAGAAATAATGTATAAACTATTTTCTACACAATTCCGAGGAGATCTTGATCCTAATCAAATAAGAAAAGTATTTACTCCTGAAGAAGCAGAAACTTTCTATAAGTTACGTGGTAGAGAAGAAGTAGCTCCTGGCGAAATAGTGCAAGCTATTATTCCAATTGCTCAGAAAGCTCGTGAAAACTTAGCGATTATCTCTGAACTATACGCTGACGGTATTCGTAATGGAATGTCTCGTGCTGAGCTAAACGAAATGTTTGCACTAGACTGGCAAGCCATTGCTCCTATTTATAGTTCTGGTTTAGGCTCAGGCAGTAATGCTGGTTATGCATTGAATAGACAGAAAGCTTTGAAGGCTGCCCTCGGTGGTGTGTCTCCTAAGGACATCAGAGCATTCTTTCAAAAACAAGGCAAGGCAGAAGCTGAGAGCTTTGGCGACTTAATGGACGCTATTGCTGCAATCAAACAATCCAAAGATCCTTTTGTTAATAAAGACGCAGCGATTGATAAGCTGGCTACGGACGCTGCTCAGAATCCAAAGTGGAACGATAAGTTTGGAGAGTTTGTTGTTAACTCTTATATCTCAGGTGTTCAGACACTGTCAGTCAACGCTCTGTCTGGTCTTGGTAAAGTAGGTTTACTGTCTATTGAACGTGCAATTAATGCTCTGAATCCGCTTAGTAAAGTAAAGATGGGTGAGCTACTGCCTGCTTACAAAGGATTGCTACAAGGGGCTATCGAAGGATTATACTTTGCTAAAGAAGGTTTTCTCAGAGGAGCTCCCTTAGATGCTGATCTTACAGACGTAACTGGTAGACGCTTAGCAGGTGCTATCGGCACGTCTCCTGACTCGACAAGAGCTGCTCAGATTGCTGGCGAAGTGATTCGTACTCCTGGAAAAGTTTCTGTAGGTATCGACGAGTTCTTTAAGTCTGTCTTTAGAAGGATGGAGCTAAACGGCTTAGCATATCGCATGGCAGCCACTGGTAAGTATGGCGATCCTGACACAGTTTACCAAGCTTTGAAGAATGTAGACACAGCAGATAAAAACTGGAAACAAAACATCTATTCTATTCCTGGTATTTCAGGATTGTCAGACGCAGCAAGAGAAGCTTTAGTAAAAGATGTTACTCGCTTTGCTAAGCAGGCTACATTCCAAGCAGACTTAGGAGACTTTGGTAGAAAGATTGTAGCAGCTCGTGCTCAGCATCCTGGATTAGCGTGGGTGATCCCGTTCGTTAAGACACCTATTAACATCATGAAGGATGCTTTGACATATACTCCTGCTGGTCTACTCATGAAAGAAGTAGTAGGCTATGATGCTGCAGGAAAAGCAATTACAAAAGCAATACCTGGAGATGTCAAAGCTGCGAGAGCTGCAATGGGTGTTGGAATGGCACTAGCTATTGGAGACTTAGTAGCAAGTGGCGATATTACTGGAAGTCTTCCTAGAGAATCTGGAGAAAGAGCAGGAGCACAGGCTTCTAATATTCCTGAATATAGTATCAGGATAGGAGACAAGTGGGTTTCGTATGCTCGCCTTGAACCTATTGCGACTGTCTTAGGCAGCACGGTGGACGGTATTAAAGCTGTTCAGACTTTTATAAACAGACGTGGCTATGATGACGAAGCTGTTGGTAAGTTAGGGGTTGATATTGTTTCTGGTATCACAAAGAACATTGCATCAAAAACCTTCTTAGAAGGTATCTCAGGATTGTTACAAGCTGCTCATGAACCTGGACGTTACGGTGAATCTTTTATAAGAAGCTTTGCTGGTTTAGTAGTGCCTGCGTTTGTAGCAGCACCAGCACGTAGTGCAGATCCTTATTCTAGAGTAGTTACTACGTTTGGTGAAGCAATAGCAAACCGTCTACCAAATGTTCCTGGATTCCCTTCCTTCCCAGATCGGAAGA